CCATTTTCAATAAAATTAGCTAGTGTTTCTGTACCTGCACCATTTAGAAAATCTATTTGTGTTGATGCTTGAAATCTAAGTCTGCCAGTACCACTATCTTGTATATAGCTATTAGAACCATCATGATAGATTTGTAGGTCACTACTTGCACCAAAAATAGCTTTATTGTTATCACCAAAGGTAGCATCACCTTGAAAGTCTGCACCATTTTCTAGGATTGCATCATTTGTTATGTTTAATTCACTTGCAGATACTTGCCCTGAGCTTGTAATAGCACCACTACTGATAGTACCGATATTAGTTAGGTTTCTAGCACTTGTGATGACTTCAGCTCCACCAACAAAAAGCCCACCATTAAGAACATCAACACCATTTGCTATAGTTTTGAATCGGAAATTACCATAATGCCCAAGTATGACTTCACCTGTTGAGCCTTTCATAGTTATGTAATTTGCTACCCCACCAGAGCCATCATCTGCTCTTAACAGGAAGTTTGCATCATCAGTATTTTGTGTGATAGTAAAAATACCTGTATTGTTAGCCATAAAGGTATTTGTGCCATTATGTGATAGAGAAAAATCACCACCTGACCCAACAGTAAAACTTTGATCGTCTGCATTTATTCTAAGACCATTACTGAAATCAAATCTGTCAGCACTTGCATTCCATAAAATTGTGGCATCAGTAGAAGCATCAACCGCATCTTGAATAGTTATACCTGCACCATTAGCGTTAGCTGACGTGTCACCACTACCGAAATTCAAGGTGATGTTTTTGTCTTTGACATCTAGGTTAGTAGTATCAATAGTTGTGGTTGTGCCTAAGACTGTAAGGTTGCCTGAAACAGATAGATTATATCCTGCTACGATATTCCCACCAGTATCAATAGTCATAGCTGGAGTATTAGATGTTGAAATATTATTTTCTGTTCTTATTTCAAAATTGCTATCTCTATGTTGTAAGAAAGTATCAACAGTACCTCTTCTGATATGAAATCTTGCTGTGCTTGAACCAGCATCTTCATGTACTTTCATAACAGCAGTTGCACCATCTTTGATTACTTCTAAAGTTGCACCATCAAAGGTAAGATTAGCTTCACCATTCAAAGAATTGCTGCCTGAAGCTGTTATAACCCTGTTATCTGCCATATTGGTAACAGAGTTAATAGCACCAACACCTACTTGATTGCCATTCCAGAACAATGTGCCAGAATTTTGATAAAGTCTGTTTGTGGTCGTTGATGGTGTCAAGCTTGGCAGTTCCATACCGCCCAAAGCATGAAACTTAGCTACATCGTTACCTGATATGTCTAGCAGTATTGTTGCAGAGTTATCAAAACCAGAACCAGTATTACCTGCTTCTAGTTCCATACTTGCACCACTACCTTTAACCCTTACAAAGCCACCTGCTGCTGTTTCTAGTCTTAGTCTAGCGCCTGAGTTAAAAACGTGGATAGCGTCAGATGGTTGTGACACTGTGCCAACACCTATTTGCCCATAAGTGCCTGTATTATCTATATAAAGACCATAGTGTGTCGTGCTTGTTGCATCGATCCAGTTGAATCTTTGTATCTTTGAATTAGTAGTGATAGTAGAGTTGACACCTGAACTGCCAGATGAAAACAAGTCTGCTAAATTATTACCATCTAAAACGATCTTATTAGCACTTATAGTATTCTCTACTGTCAGATTGCCTGAGATATTTAGGGTTGTGCCATTAAAAGACAGCTTATCTTTAAGTGAGAACTTGCCTGTATCGTCAAAATACACGGCTGTGTTAGTATTGTTGAATGTACCTGTGCCGTGATACATCTTAGCTGCATCAAAGCTAAACCCACCAATAGAGCCTTGCCCTATATCTACTGTGGTTATTGGTGCTGTGGTGACGGCAAAAGTTAACTCTGTTGGCTCTGATTCAGTGCCTAACGCATTGATAGCTGATACTTTAGCAACGAAGCCTGTATCTATATTGATGCCGTCTAAATAAAAAAATTCGCTTTGAACTATGCCATCGAATCTAGTCTTATTGCTAATGATGATTTGCACACGAAATTCATAACTAGGATATTTACTTGAATCTGTCCATGTTAGTTTAGCTGATTCACCTGTAGTTGTATTCTTATTAGTAAAGGTTAGACTGCTCGGTGCTTCTACTCTATGACCATTAACAGGATCGCTTGGAATACCAATGTTTTCATCAGGCGGTGCAACAAAACCATAGATATCTGTTTGGTACTCAATAGCTGTGACTTGTATATTTAAGTCTGGTTGTATAACCATGTTAGTTATGCGGTACTGCTCACTTGATAAATCTAAGTTATTGCTAGTGACAGAGATAACTTCACCGATGTTGGCTTTTAAAACTTTAGGTGTAGCGACAAAGCTAATCGTTTTTTGCGCCCTAGAGCGCTTAAGCAAAGCTTTGGCATGGTTATAAGCAATACGCTGATTGGTAACAAAAGGTAGTTGTATGCGTGTCTCAAGCACTTCATTACCATCATCTGATAAAAAGTTGTCGCTGCTCTCACCTGTGTAATAAACAGTGTCAGTTACGTAGCGTTTCTGTGCGTTAAAAAACTCAGCTTCTACTTTATTGAATTTAGCTTCTTTGTTTTCTAGGGCTAGGGTAATACCTGATTCTAAGATATCATCTTCGTCTAGGCTGACAACAGAGCTTTCTGTGCCTTCTACTTTGATTGAGTATTTGCCATTACTGTAAGTAAAGATACCACGCATGTTAGCTACTAATAGCTTAGTGTTCTCTAAGACCGATTCATCTGTGTCAATGACACCATCACACAGGAAGCGTTTTTCTGCTTCTACAAAAGTACAAGCTGTGGTGGTAGTAATGGCAGTATCAACAGCGCCATCTTCAAACGTAAGTTCTAAAATAGCTACAGGGCTACTGCCATCTATATCAATCAAGGTAGTGTCTTTGTCTATCAGTTTCTTAGCGTTGATAAATGTAGTCGATCCATCACTGACTGTGAAGGTATTGCCCACCTTGAACTTGTTGTAACTTGCTTCACTAGCTGGTGCTATCCTAACAACATCACTAGCTGTATTAGCTGCTTGTACTGACACGCTGGTATGATTGATAGTAGAGGTAGAAACATCACAGTCATTGGCAGCAGTAGAAAAAGATGCTGTGTCGATTTGGGCTGTAGCTATACCTTTACCATAATCGTCATTTTGTAGGTAGTCTAATAGACAGAGGGCTGGGTTATTAGAGTGGGCTATGCTAGAGGTTCTAGTATCTAAAACCTTTTTACCTCTTACCACCAAGGTTAAGTTTGGTATGCCTGTGAACATACCTTTAGTGTCATACTCGAAATTAGCAGCTACGTAAGTGATACCTGTCAGCTTGTGGCTACTTGTCCAAGAAGGAATACAGCCTACTAACATAGGATCGGCTGCTTGAGCAGTTGTGCCTTTGTGTAAGTTAAAGACCATACGTGGATTTGTGCTTGTGTTAGCACCAGTCAAAATGCTATTTATTTCTGCTGTCGTTGAGCCATAGAAGTTGCCACTAGCTCTAGTGACTGTACTGCCGTTAGAGGACACACGGTTTGTGCCGTCTGACACTACATAACCCTGCCTGTAGATAGTGCTGTCGTTAATTGTTCTGCCGTCCAAGTGTATAGATTCTAAATTGAAGCCGTCAATCTCATGTCCTGCTAGGGCATAGACTACAAAGAGTTCTTTGTTGTTGATGGTTTCCATGTAGACCACAGTAGAACCAACACGTCTTGTACCATAGATGACTGGCATACCTTTACCAGTGCCATATTTTTGTAAGAGTATATCAGCACCACGTTCTTTGGCTTTCATGGCTGCTTTGTGTGCTGTAACACCTTGTATAACGAACAAACCAGTTTGGACTGCTTTGCTTGTAAAGAAATCAAAAATTGCTTTGCCAATACGCAGGAAAAAAGCGACTGGTGGAGGTACTGAGGGCAAACCACCACCTTCAAGTGGTGCTATCTTATTGAGCAAGTATGGCTTGATTTTTTTCCAGCGATTAAACACTATCTATTCCACCTAACCGATTCTGTTGATTCATGTGCATACTCTAAGCCGATGTCAGCACTTAAAGAGTTGCGTGTAAGAAACTCATTTTGTGACGCTTGTGTAAACTTACG